GTGATGGCACCCGTATCATTAGTACGTTCTGGAAATCGTACTGAGCAAGAAGGAATTTAATAATGTCTAGATATTTTGAAAATTTTCCAACTATAACTTACGAAGGCCAAAAGGTTCGTGACATTACTCGTAGAAATCAGTTTACTAAAGTAGTTTCTACTAATCCACTTTTGTATTTGCCATACACAGTTAAAGAAGGTCAAAGACCAGAAGATGTTGCTAACTTCTATTATGGTTCTACTGATTACACTTGGCTTGTTTATGTTTCAAATAACATCATTGATCCATATCACCAATGGCCAATGGCTGAAAATGATTTTAACGCGTATTTAATTGAAAAATACGGAGATAAATCTGGCAAGGTTGGCGAAGATGTGTTAGATTGGACGAGAGATGACAACGGCGAAAATATTATTTACTATTATAGAGAGGTTTAATTAAATGGCAGTAGATATTATTAAACTTGCACCAGAATCTTTTCGTACAATTTATCTTCGCAAAGAAGATCGCATTATTTTGAGAACTGAGCAAGGTAGAAAGATTATTGTTAAACGTATTATCCCAGAGGAATGGATTGCGTGGAGAATATACGATCAAGAATCTGCACTGAATAATAACAAGAAAGAAATATTCCTTATTGATAAAAGTTTCTTACCACAAATTAACGATGAATTTAGAAGAAAGATAAGATCTAATAATGTCTGAGCAAGATTTCGATCCGTCTGGTTGCGATATTGAAGAAGCAATTCTTAGATCTTACGATGGATCTAAGACTGCTGATATTACTGCTAGCATAGTTGGTTTTGAAATAAGCCAATCAATGGATAACGTGAGCTATAACGGAACTATTACACTTTTAGATACTGTTGGACTTTTTGAAAATTTTCCTCTTAGATCTGAAGAAACTATTCAATTAAAAATAGTTGGTTACGATTTAAATACAGTTATAAATTTGAATGTTAACACGTATAAAATTACTGATATGGTTCCTTCTGAAAGTACTAACGGTGTTTTGTTTACATTACATTTCGTGTCTGCTGTTACTTTTAATGCAAGCAAAAGAAGAATTTCTAAATTCTTTAAATCGTCGATTGGTGGTATAGCTAAGGAAATATTTGATACATATTTTGGAAGACTCGATAGAGTTGACTATTTAGATATAGATGATAAGCGTAAAACATTGCCGTTTGCAACTGGTCGTCATCCTATTATTTCAGAACCTGACAGAAATTTCTTTATTCAACCAACTGCTGGAATGTCCGGTCTTATTATTCCAAGACTTACTCCAAGCGAAAGTATGTTTTTTCTTGCAAGCAGAGCGTACGCTGGTTCAGAAACACCATCACAATCTTTTAGATTTTTCGAAACTCTCGAAAATTTCTATTTTTGTACTGACGAATATTTCATTAAAGATATTAGTGAAAACGAAGTAATTAATTTGTTCTACGCTCCCGCATCTTCAGTAGATCCAAGAAATCCAGAAGATCAAATTAACAGAATTGAAAGTCTCCAAATTATTGCAAATGGTACAGACACTGCGTCTGACATATATTCTGGCGCCTATAAGAATAGAGTTATAGAGATTGATTTTATTAGAAAAAATGTAAACAAACTAGATTTTGATTATTCTAAAGATGCTAGATATATTGACATGTCTGGAAATCCTAGAAATCTTAATGATAACCCGCATACAGAAAGTTTTCGTAACGATACTTTTACTGAAGAAAACGCTAGACAGTTTATGATTTTTAGAGACTACACTAGTAACGGAGATATTCCAACTTCTTTATCTACCGATAGACACTTTTCGGAAATAGCAGCAAATAGAGTTTCTTATTATCACCACATGAATAACACTATTCTTGCTGTTGGTTTAAAAGGTAGAATAGATTTAAGACCCGGAAAAATAGTAAATTTAAATATTAAAAGTTTAAATGCTACTAACGGAGAAGAAATAAACGATATGTTAGCTGGCAGGTATTTAATTAAAAACGTAAATCATATTTGCGAAAACGGAATATTAAATACAAGTATGCAATTAGTGAAATTTGACTGGAGTAGAGGTACTGCAAATGTTTGAACATGGTGTAGGAATTAAAAATCCGTTATTCTTTGTAGGTGTTGTAGAGAATAACAACGATCCTCGTAAAGAACAACGCGTTCAAGTGCGTGCGTTTGGTATACATGGAACAAATACAGAAATTTTAACAGAAAATCTTCCTTGGGCTATATGCATAAAAGGCGATTACGATCCTAACGGAAAACCTGGTTGGGGTTTACCTTCGGTCGACTCTTGGGTATTTGGCTTTTTCTTAGATGGTAGAGATGCGCAACAACCAATGATACTCGGTTTAATACCAACCCAGAATTTAACAACCCAGACGCCATCTGAGCGTGGGTGGGGTCGTATTCCAGCTGGACCTTATGGCGAAAGACTTGCTCTTGGAAATGAACCAGAAAATTATGGGCAACCAGCAAATTCACGTTTAGCTCGTGGAGAAGACATACATGAAACTGCTGTATTTTCTCAGGAAATGGGAAGAATATCAAATATCAAAGTTGGTGGTTCTGAAACAACTTGGGCAGAACCTGTTCCGGCATATAACGCAGAATACCCACACAATAGAGTTATTCAGACATCGTGTCATACAATCGAAATAGACGATTCACCCGGCGCTGAAAGAATTATGATTATGCACGGATCTGGTTCCTATGTTCAAATCGACAATAGAGGAACTACTACTCATAAATCTGTCTCAGACAAATTTGAAATCAATGATAGAAAACAACACGTATATGTAGGCGGAATGAGCACTGTTACAATTAACGGTAATAGTTATGTATACGTCAAAGGTAATAAGATTGAAGAAATTGAAGGCGATTTGCAAACACTCGTACACGGCAATCATATGCTTTCTGTTGGTGGGCAATCTACTATTAACGCTGGTGAGCAAGTGCAGGTGCGCGGTGCTGATGTTAAATTAGAAGCTAATGTTGGTACTTTCTCTTTTAAATCTGGTAAAGAAATACAAATTCAATCTGGAGAAGGTATTTACTTTAAGAGTGAAAAAGTTTATATTGAAGGCACTGATGAGCTACACATGAAAGGAAATTCTACTTTCTTAAAAGGAACTTCTAGCATTGATATTTTCGGTGAAGCTATAAACATGCAATCAACCGGAGATTTTAATTTAAAGAGTGGCCTATTATACGTAGGATCTAATGGATTACTGCATATTAGTGGAACTACAGTTAATATTGATGATAATGTTAGTATGGCTAATAGCGAAGCAGTAGCTCCAGGAAGTGCTTTTGAAGCAGAAGGATCTATTGACGCTGCTTCAGTACAAGCACCAGAGCCTGTATCAAAATCTACTTCTATTAATCCTCCACAGGACGAAGGTTCTATGGGTTCATCGGGTTATTCTTCAAAAGACCATTCTGGGGAAGGTGGTGGTCAAGGCGGTGGTGGCACATATAACGGAACCGGCGCAATTCCAACTACACCTATTTCTTCTGCAACACAAAACGCAATTACACCTCTTCTTGATTTTATTGGAAGCAAAGAAGCTCCTCGCGGATATGACCAAGTATCAGGTCTTATAAGTCAATCAGATTATCCTTATAAACCTATTACGCAATTGACTATTGGAGAACTTCTTGATTGGCAAGAATCGATAGATCATCTTCAATTATCAGAAGCTTCGGGTCGCTATCAGATAATAGAAGATACTTTAAGAGGATACGATAACGGCCAGCGTGGCTCTCCTAAGTCTCAGCCGAGTTATTATACCCCGTTATATCAGTCGGCCGGATTAAGTCTGAGTGATTTGTTTAGTCCGAAAAATCAGGATAAGATGGCAACTGCTTTATTAAGAGGGGCCGGACTTGACAGATACTTGGCAGGGACTATGTCTGTACAAGCTTTTGCAAATGCCGTTGCCGGAGTTTGGGCATCTATGCCTATTGTAGATGGTAAAGATGCTGGGCAAAGTGTATACGAAGGTGATATCGCAGGAAATAGTGCAAAAAATACTTCAATTCAAGCATACTTATTGGTATTAGATCAAATTAAAACTAGAAATGACACAGTTATATCGCAACCGCAAATTGGACCACAATAATGAGCATACCACATTTAGATCCTTGTTTAAATCCTACTCGTTATGAAACGACGTTTACACCTTTGCCAAACACAAATTTTAATGGTGAATACACTTTAAACGTAATTAGTTCTTTTGAAGAAGACTTTAGAAAAACAATAGTAGCAGATACAATTACAAATCCGCTTTCGTTAGCAGTTAATAAGTATGGTGACACTTTTTATGATGCGGCAAATAGTTTAAATTCCGATTTCTTAAAAAGACCTTACGTATTAAGTAAAATTCCGGATTACGACTTGTTAAGTGAAAGACTTAAAAATGGTAGAACAATTACAACCTTTGAGTTTGCGCAATTTATAAGTGATTACTCTTATACTCCTGGCGCAGTTGCAGACTCTTATAATGCAGATCCAAATAAATTCTTAAATGAATTAGATGGTTTTTATAGAGGTGACTTTGTAAATAATATTATGGGAGGTTTTTGTTCTTTATTCGGAAATGTATTTGGTGCTATTCAAGGTTTCTTTGATATTGTCGGATCAATACAAGGTTTAATCGGAGATGCTCTAAGTTTCATTGCAAAGATTAAAAACATTAAAAATCCTCTTCTTGCTATTTTTAACGCTGTTAAAGTTAAAGCTCTTATTGAAGCAATTAAAGAAAAAATATCAAAAGTAATTGAAGGCGTGATTAATAACGTTAAAAGCGCAATTGAAAATTTTAATCCTGCAAATATCATGAGCCAAGTTCAAAGCTTTATAACAAACAATATCGGAAAAAGAATTGCAGAATTAAAAGAAAATATTGGCAAATTTTTTACTGAAGAAAATACTAAATATATTAAAGACAAAATTACAGGTCTCATTGATTATTCAACAAGTCTTTTTGAAAATCCGTCTTTAGAAGAAATTACGTTTATGATTGCGCGCTTTTGCGGATTTGCCGCGGGTGTACAAGGAGTACTTCAGGGACTAAAAGATCCTTTAGATGATTTCTCAAATAGATATGAGGAAGTATTTAATACTATATCAAATGCATCTAATAGAGTATTAGGCGAATCAATAAGAGCTGGTGCTATAAGAATTGCGCCAGAAAGAAGAGAAGAAGTAATAAATACACTTAGAGACGAGTGGCAACAAGCTGGTAGTTTAGTCCCAATTGACGGAAATGAAAGAAATGGCGTACCAGAGTGGGATGATTTATTAAATGGAAAAGATCCAGATTTGTCTATTGTTGGTCAATGGGTTACACACCCGCTTTGTGGCCGTGAGGGTTGGACTATGATGGATTTAGATTTTAGAGTTAAAATTATGAGACTACATAAGGCTGCAAAAGCTGCTGAGATTTATAGTGGTAAATTGATATTAAATAGTGGTTATAGAAGTCAACAATATAATGCATTAGTTGGCGGTGAACTAACATCTAAACATATTGATGGTATGGCTGCAGATTTAACATGGAATGGCTTTTCTCCTTATAGCCAAAATGTATTACGTTTTGCTAACCTTGCAAGAGGTCTTGGAATTACTGGTCGTGGTTTTTATAAAACTTTTATTCATACTGCTATAAGCAATGAAAATTTCGATAGAAGAGGATAAGAAATGGTAGTTAATCTATTAACACCAATATCAAAAAAGATTACGATTTATACAGATTTCAAGAAAAATCTTGAGATCAGTCCTGTTTCTTTAGACATAACTCTAGTTAAAGATGAAGAAGCAGTAAAAGAATCTATTAAAAATCTTATTCTTACAAACCGCGGCGAGAGACTAATGCAACCGTTGATTGGTGGTAATATTAATGCTATGCTTTTTGAGAATATCACACCCGCAACATTAACTTTAATAGAAGATCAAGTTAGAACAACTTTAGATTTATATGAGCCAAGGGCTGAGCTTATAGATGTTATAGCGTCGTCAAACATAGACGACAACATGGTTAATGTGAGAATTGTATTTTACGTAAAGAATAGTCAACAGCCAATATCAGTTGATGTATTTCTAGAGAGGACTAGATAAAATGGCTAAACTTAATATTTCAGAATTAGATTTTGAGACAAACAAAGCACAGTTTAAAGACTACCTGAGGTCTCAAACTCAATTCAAAGATTATAACTTTGAAGGCTCTAACATGAGTGTGCTATTGGATGTGTTTGCATATAACACTTTCCAAAACAACTTTTATACAAACATGGCCATTAACGAAATGTTCCTTGATTCTGCCGTATTGAGAAACTCTGTTATATCTCATGCTAAAGAACTCAATTATCTTCCACGCTCTAGAAAATCTGCTCGAGCCGTAGTAAGAGTTACAATTAGAGATACTGCTATTGTTGGGCAAACAGTTACAATACCAGCTTATTCTGGTTTTACTACAAACTATTTGGGTGTAAACTACGAATTCGTAAATGATAAAACATACATTGCTAGAAAAACAGCGCCTGGAGTGTTTATAGCTGATAACGTAGAAATCTACGAAGGTCAAATGCTAGCAAGCTTTGAAAGAGAAGGTTATTTTGTTGACGACGACGGCATTTTAAGAGTTATCCTTACAAACGAAAATGCTGACATTGATTCTATTGTTGTATTCGTTGACGCAGAAGCAACAGAAGATGAAAATACTTTTATTCGTAAAAATGATATTTTCGGAGTAGGCGCTACTGATAAAGTTTTTTATGTTGAACCATATTACGATGGTAGATATACTGTGTATTTTGGTAACAATACTTTCGGTTTACAACCTCTAGAATACGAAGATATTCGCGTAAGATACAGAATTACAAGCGGTGAAGAAGCGAATGGCGCTTTTTCTTTTGCCTTAGGTGCAGAATTAGCTTCTTCTACTATAGTTGTCGAAACGGTTCAAAGTGCCGCAGGTGGTGCTGAAAGAGAAAGTTTAGAAAGCATTCGTTATTTTGCTCCTAAATCTTTGCAAATCCAAGAAAGAGCAATTACTACAAGCGATTACGAAATTCTCTTAAAACAGGCTTTCCCTGAAATTCGCGCAGTATCTGCTTACGGTGGAGAAGATTTAATTCCACCGCAATTTGGCAAGGTTGCTGTTTCAGTTTATCTTGGCGAAGGAAGAGAAGGTTTATCTGGAACGCTTTCAAGCGCATATATCGAATACCTAAGACAAAGAAGCCCTCTTGCTATTGAACCTGTATTCGTAAACTCCGAATTTATTTACGCGTGTTTAAATATCGAAGTTTCATTTAATCCTAAAATTACAAGAAAATCTTCAGGTCAAATCGAGACTTTAGTTAGAAATGCAATCGCAAATTACACAACAATAAACCTAGATAACTTTAATACTACATTAAGACTATCTAAACTATCTGCTGATATCGATAATGTAGATATTTCAATAAGAAGTAATACTCTTATAGCTAATCCATATATTGAATACTCACCACCACTTAATATTTCTTTAAGCCCGGCGTTTAAATTCTACGCTGCTTTGATTAAACCATATCCATTTAAAGATACAAATGGCTTTGATGATTACAAGCCATCGGTAAAAAGTAGCATATTTACATACAACGGTGTTTCAGTTTATATGCAAGATGACGGTTTAGGAAATATTCAAATTGTAACTTCTGATTTAACAAATCCGCAAATCGTTAAACCTATTGCAGGTGTTGTAGATTATACTACCGGAGAAATAAATTTAGTTGGCTTCATAACTAGTGGCTACACTGGCTCTGGTATTAAAATTATGGTGACAACAAAGAAAGAAGATATTACTGCACCAAGTGGAAGAATTTTCTTTATTAACGATTCTGATGTAACAATTAATCTAACAGAGACCGCATAATGTCAGAAATAGAAAAGAATATAGCATTTAAAATTGCCCAGCAATTTCCAGCTTATTATAGAGAAAATGGCCCAGAACTAGTTAAGCTAGTTGAAGAATATTATAGATTCATGGAAACTGAGTCTAATCAAAGCGTATACAATGCAAGAAGAATGTTTGAATACCGAGATATTGCCACTACTCTTTCTAGTATGATTATATTCTTTCAAAAGAAATATCTAGTAGATCTTCCGCTTTTAGATGATTCAACTGTAAGATTTATTATTAAAAATATTTTAGATCTTTACAGAAGAAAAGGATCTGAAGCAGGAGTTGTACTGTTCTTTAGAATGTTTTATCAAGAAGATGTTGAAATAAGATATCCTGCAAAATATATTTTAAAGCCTTCTGATTCTTCTTGGCAAACCGGAACATATTTACAATTATTTCCAAACAACAATATATTTTATGCTAATGACGGAATTACATATTACACGTATAAAGACTTGATCAGTAGAGACATTTATGGATCTATTTCAAAAGCAAAAGCTATTGTAGATAAAATTAACTTTATCTTATTAAATAAAACACTTACGCCTATTATCTATATTACTGCTGTAAAAGGTCAATTTATTAAATACGATGATATGATTTCTAGAATTGACGGAAGTGATATATCATTTGGAAAGTTAAATGGATCTGCTTCTAGTATAGAAATAGATCTTTTGTATGGCGGAACTACTGGAAATAAACCCGGAGATGTTTTCACCTTATTAAGTGAAAAAGCTGGTGTTGGCGGTGTAGCAGTTGTTACTGAAACTCAAGACGAATTTACTGGAACTGTAACATATGAAGTTACTGATGGCGGCTTTGGTTACACAATACCAAACACAAAACTTCTTGTTTCAAATCAGTCTGTTGTTTTAGATAACCCAGACTTTTCTTTTGTTCTTTTAGAAACTTTAAGAGATAGTGCTGGAAACGAAGGTATTGTTACAGGCCAAAATTCTAGCGCAGTTGGCGTAAGAATGAATGATGGAGAAGAATTTAATATTTCTAGACCCATTTCAACTATTGATAGAGATGTTAATGTTACATTTACTCGATATATTGCAGGGCCAAATCCTACTGGGCAAATTTTTACTATTTCATCTAAAAATGGCTCATCACCCGGTCTTTTATTACCAGAAAATGGCAATGCAAATACCGACGTACAAGTTTCAACATTAACAAATATAGAAAATATATCTCTTATCACTGATGTTATTCAAGGTTATCTTGACGTAAGTATCAATGCTGCAAATTATAATGATCCGCCTGCTACTCAGCCAATGTCTGGTGTTACAGATCCTGTTACTATTGCAACGGTTTTAGAAGACGCTTTTGACTTAACACCGTTTGATATCGGCACGATTGTTTCGTTTAAAAATACTAGCCCTGGTTTAGATTATCAATCTGACGTATTTTCTTTAGCTAGAGATGACGTAATGACTGCCTTTGAAAGATTTAATCAGTATCTTCTTATTCAAGATTATAGCGCGTCGTTTTCTGTAGGTGATACGGTTACACAGCCAGACAGAAATGTTTCTGGTGTAATAGTTGGAATTGATAATGATAACAACTTTATTAACGTTAGACCTTATAATTATTACGGCTTTAAAAGTGGGTTTGATATAGTCCACAAAGGAAACGCGTATGGTGTTTTATCAGTAGAAAGAGATTACTCATCTGAAAAATTTGGCGAAAACGCTGATATAAAATCTACAACACAATTTTCTACTGGAAGAATTTCAGCAGCGATCATATCTAACTCTGGCTTTGGATATGTAGATGGTGAAACAGTTTTCTTAGTAAATGAAGCTGGCGAAATACAAGCTAGAGCTATTTTAAGAGCAAATTCACAAGGTATTACTGCTGGTTTCTGGGGAAGTTTAAATTCTCACATCAATGGTTACACTAAAACTCTTGCTGGTGACGGTGTTGATGTGTATTTCGATGGTAAAACTAGAATTCAGGATAGTGATTACTATCAAGAATATTCATATGAAATTAGATCTACTATTGATACTCTCCAGTACGAAGATACTTTAAAGAAAAACGTTCACTTAGCTGGTACTAAAATGTTTGGTGAATTTGTGTATTCTGCTAAAGAAGTAATTGGCGTAACAAACAAATTTTATAGAGCCATAAAAGAAGACAACATTGTTGGCGGAGATCCAATTGTTGGGCCAAATCAAATAGCTACTCAGCAAACAGTTAGATCAGATAATAATATAAGAACTGTAGATGCAACAACATTTACTGCCGACATAACTTAAAATAAATAACTACAAACCCATTAGGAGCTAACATGGCAAAGCAAACAATTAATGTAGGACTCACTGCTAATGATGGCACTGGTGATCCACTTAGAGATTCTATGGTAAAAATTAACGCCAATTTTACTGAATTGTATACTGGACAATTTTCTGGAAGTTACACCGATTTAACTAACAAACCTACAATTCCAACAGTTCCAACAGACTTAACTGATCTTGGAATTACTGATGGAACGGTCGGTCAAGTGCTTACAACCGACGGAGCTGGCGCATTTACATTTGAAGACGCTGCTGGCGGTTCTAGTTTGCAAGCAAGAACAACTAAAGCAGGAACTACTGCTTCTTTGGCTAATAATGCTACTGGAAATATTAATATTGTAGGGTTTAAGTCTTACGCGTTACTTGCAATTCAAACTGATAGAGCAGCTTGGGTTAGAGTTTACGCAAATGGTGCAAGCAGAACTGCTGACGCTGGTAGACTTCAAACTTCGGATCCAGTACCAGATGCTGGAGTAATTGCAGAAGTAATTACAACAGGAGCACAAACAGTTTTAATTTCGCCAGGCGCTTTTGGATTTAACTTCGAAAGCACTCCAACTACAAATATTCCTTGTACAGTTACAAATAATTCTGGATCAACTTCTACAGTTACAGTTACACTTTCCGTACTTCAATTAGAGGCTTAATAAATGCTTAGAGAGTGGATTGTTACTCTTCATAAAAGAGAAGACTTAGAAAGTTTCTATGAAGACATGGAAACTCCAGGCGGCAATTTGTTTATTCCAAATAGAGCTGTTGAAGTAGCTAATAAAAGACCAATTAGTCGTAACACTCACTACATGTTAACAAACGAGGAAGTTGAACTTTTAAGATCAGATGATAGAGTTTGGGGAATTGATTTAGTAGAACTTATTGAGTTAACTACAAGACCTCACTATACAATTACAAATGGTGGATTTGATAAAAGCACAACCGACGACGCTTCTGATATTAACTGGGGTTTACTAAGACATTCCGAAGAAACAAACAGAAATAATTGGGGTGCAAATGGTACATCTTTAGTAGTTGATGATTTATCTATTACAGCTTCTGGAAAAAATGTTGACGTTGTTATCGTCGATGGTCATATAGATCCTAATCACCCAGAGTTTGCTACCAATTCAGACGGCACAGGTGGGACAAGAGTTCAGCAATTTAATTGGTTTTCTTTAACTAATACAGTAACAGGCGGGGCGAACGGAACGTACGTATACGCGCCTTACGTTGATGGCACCAATGCCGAACGTACAGGCGACAATAATCATGGTTGCCACGTTGCTGGTACCGTTGCTGGAAACACTCAGGGCTGGGCTAGGGCCGCTAACATTTACAACATTAGTCCATACAGTACTAATCCAAATACGCTCTCGAGCACCGCCATGTGGGACTACATACGACAATGGCACAACACTAAATCTGTTAATCCAGCAACCGGCAGACGCAATCCAACAGTTACAAATAACAGTTATGGTTCTTCTATATTATCGAACTACACCGGCACCTATACTACGGGTGCCGTAACAAGAGTAAATTATCGTGGAGTTGATTTTAATCCTGGCAGAGATTTAACTATTGCTGAATTGCAAGCTCGCGGGTTTTATGCTCCATCTTTAACTGCGTCAATTCCTAATTACTTTGCGTCCCGTGATGCTGATATGCAAGATGCTATTAATGATGGTATTATTATTGTTGCTTCAGCTGGTAACGATTATTGGAAAACAGTAAATAGTTCAGATCAAGACTACGGTAACATTTATTATATGGTATATAACGGTACTAATTTTAATTGGTACTTAAATAGAGGAACTGGTTCTGGAGCTGGATACGCTCCGGTTATTAACGTTGGTGCAACTTCAAATGACATACTAGAAGACAAAGCTCCTTTTTCAAATTGCGGAAGCCAAGTAGATATTTTTGCAGCAGGGGAAGCAATTCAAAGCAGTATACACGCTGCAGTTGGTGATATTGCCGATCCAAGAAATACAAACTACAACTTTGATAAGTATCAAGGCACAAGCATGTCAAGCCCGCAAGTTGCAGGTGTTCTTGCTATATTAATTGAATCTTGGCCGAATATGACTCAAGCAGAAGCGCAATCATGGCTAATAAATAATGCATCTATAGATCAAATGCAAGACACTCAAACTGATGATCCAATGGATACTAACAGTTTACAAGGCGCGCCAAATCTTTATCTAAGATGGATTAATCAAAGATCTATAATTGGCGAAGCTTTTCCACAAAGGAATTTTAAACCTAGACCAACTTCTGGAAGAGTTTATCCAAGACCGCGTATACGTAAGAGAGGCTGAAGTTTTTATATAAATATTAGAAAATAAGCAGGATTGAAATGACAAACGTACTTACTACAAAATTAAAAAACGACACAACTAGAATGTTCTATCAGGACATTCAAGATAACAACTATTACGTGTTTGTTTCTTCTGTTTCTTCAGATCCATTAACTCGAATTAGTGCGGTTAATTCCCAGTATAGCAAAAATTTGTTTTTAGAAAAAACTCTTTTTGGCAAAAAAGTATTTGATACTGATACGAAATTTATGATCAAGTATTATCCTTGGCAAAAAGATCAATTATATGTTCAGTACGATGATAAAATTAATCTCGAAGATAAAAGATTTTATGCAATTGTAGGACCAACCAATAACAACTCTGGAGATTACAGAGTTTATAAATGTTTATCTAATAACAATGGTTCTGTATCTTCAATCCCGCCAAATTACAACCCAGTTACAGAAAATCAAATTTATAGAGTTGCTGATGGTTATGTTTGGAAATACTTGTACGTACTTACAGTTACTGAATTTGAAGCTTACAACGCTATCGGATATATTCCTCTTGTAGGAGATTTCGAAATAGATCCTTCTGCTAATTCTAATAACACAGTTTATGGATCAGAAATTAGTGATATACTTGTAGAAAATTATATTGATAATACCGGTTATCCGTATGTAGAAGTTGGAATTATCGCAGGTTCCCCGGGAAATGATTCAACACTACTTGTAAGATCAGATGAACTGAACGAAATTTCAAACTACTATTCTGGAATGATAATTTACATTTATAATAGTGCCGCTGGAAGATCATACGTATATGAAATAGATACGTATGAATGGGATGCCGCGGCTGATCGTGGTAGATTAAAAGTTATTGGCAACCCAAAAGCCGATGGGGTTGTAATTAATAGCACATTCCAAATTCTTCCAAGAATTAAAGTATCTGGCGACGGCGCAGGTGCTGTAGCTGTTCCAAGAATAAACAATGGTGTAATAGAAACAATACTTCTTATTGAACAAGGAAGCGGCTATAATAATATTACAGCAGAAGTAATAGATCCAATTTATGATTTTAATCCAGAAGATGTAAACACTGTAGACGTAAGAGCAGTATTAAGACCAGTACTTTCTCCAGTTGGCGGGCACAATTATAATCTCATTGATGAAATGCATTGCCGCCATATCTTGCTTTACGGTTATATTACAGAAACTGACAATAATCAAATTGGAGCTACAAACACGTATTCAGTTGTTGGCGTAGTTAAAAATCCAGAATTCTTATATGCAAACACCGATATAATTCCGAGTGCTAATACACCAGACGTTTTTGATAATAGAATATCAGTTGTTACAGATGATTACACAAAAGTTGTTGTAAACTCTTTAGTAGTACAACGAAACTTAAATAACGAAGTAACATTTTCTGCCAAAGTTCATGAGATAGACGGTGCTGCCAATACAATATATCTTTCAGAATATACAGGTCCGTATTTAAATATTGGAAATAATGATACATCTTTAGATCCAAATCAGTATTTAGTTAACAGTACAGGCCAGCTAATAATAATAAATACCCCAGTGGCTAATAGTATAATTGAATCACAATATAATCAAAGAACTGGTACAGTGTACTTTATGGATGATCTTTTTCCACTTACCAGATCTACGACTTCAAGAGAAGAATATAAGTTGGTTTTAGAATTTTAAGGAAACCCAGATAGATGCCTATTAATACAGATCTAAATATTGCACCGTATTTTGATGATTTCAATGAAGAAAAGCAGTTTTATAAAATTCTGTTTAAGCCAGCGTATGCAGTGCAAGCAAGAGAGCTTACACAGTTGCAAACTATTCTTCAAAATCAAATTGAGCAATTTGGTGATAATGTTTATCAAGAAGGTACCATTATTAAAGGATGCGCATTCACCAATTTGAGTGGTTTGCAATTCGTAAAGGTAATTAACGCAGATAATTTTGATGTATTATCATATATCAGTGGACCTTCTAGTGAAATAATTGCAGGTGTTACAACTGATATTGATGTTGTTTATGAAATTGAAGGTGGATCTTCTGGACTTAAGGCGTCTATTGTTTACGCGGCACGCGGTTTTGAAACTCGCCCACCAGATCTTAATACTTTCTTTATCAATTATCTTACTTCAAACGAAGCTGACCAAGATTACACTTTTATCCCGGGCGAATTGCTTACAATTAATCGTTACAAATACAATGGTTCTACTCTATACAGCACAGAATTAAACGTCGCATCTATTAACGTAACTCTTCAAACAAACCCAACTGGTAGATCATTTGGTATTCAGTCTGCTTCCGGCGTTATATTTCAGAAAGGTCATTTCCTTTTTGCGAGTGAGCAAACATTAATAGTTTCTAAATATACCGATCAGCCAGATGATATTTCTGTTGGTTATACAGTTGCAGAAAGTTTAGTTACTGCTCTTCAAGATAATAGCTTATATGATAACGCAAACGGCTCGTCAAACGAAAACGCGCCTGGCGCAGATAGACTTAAACTTGTTCCAACTTTGGTTGCGATAAGCACAGTTATTGCTGACATTGATCCTAATTTCTTTACATTAATTCGTTATCAGAATGGTTCTGCTGTAGCTCTTAGAGATGTTACGCAGTTTAATTCTATTGCCGAAGAAATGGCAAGAAGAACATATGAGGAATCTGGAAACTATATCGTTGATAGATTTAAAATGGACTTTGATCGCAGAGAAACTGTTCTGACAGCGTTAGTTGGTAAAGGCTCGGCATATGTAAAAGGTTACAGAGTAGAAAACGGTGGTAAAGTAGATTTTGCAATTGACCAAGTTTCTAGTACTGCAATTGATCAAAATCAAGCTACAACTATAGATTACGGTTCATACGTAGATATTTTAGACGTAAGCGGTACAATAGGTTTAGGGTACGAGCAAGTAACGCTTCAAAATATTTCTTCTACTCCAGTCGGAACTGCGTTTGCTAGAAATATAACACCTACTAGATTGTATCTGTTCGGCGTAAATATGAACCTTGGATCTCTTAGCAGCGTAACACGAGTTGTTGGAACAAGCGGAGTGATTACAATTGCCGCTGGATCTACATTAAAAGATGTTAAGAAAGCCCCACTAATTTTTAGAACTGGAACTTCATATTTAAAAGAAGTTACAGATCTTTCTGTACCAGTCAGAGCTCTAGAATCTGCAAGCGTAAATTCAAATGTGATTACTATTACCGCCGGTCCAAATGAAGATTTTGGTTTAGATCAAAGCGATATACTCGTAGTTGACGCGTCAAACACTTATATTCCAGTGTTAAGCTCATCTACTTCTTTAAGCAATAGTGTTTTAACAATCAATTTAGATCCATCAGCAGGCGCGGATCCTACGGCTGCAGTATACTTTAACAAAAGAATTACAAGCGCTACTCCTTCAGATAAGATAGCAAAAGAACTTTATATTAAAGTCAACTTTACTTCTGCTACGTCAAACTACAGTTTAGGCTTCCCAGATGTATATAAAATTATAGATATTTATTCTGGTAACGCTACAACTGGAACGTATTACACTGACAGCTTTAAATTAAATGAAAATCACAAAGATCATTTTTATGATATTTCTTATATGGAATATATCCAAGGCAGACCGCTGCCTGCAAATGGCGTATTAACTATTAAAGTAGCAGTGTTTCAAGTTAACAGTTCGGTCACCGGCGATTTCTTTGCTATCAACAGTTATCCTATTGATGACATTTCGGAAACACTACCAAGCGGAAAAATTCGTTCTTCTGACCTTGACGTGTACAAAGGAACAAACGGCGTAATTTACAATTTAAGAGAATCATTCGATTTTAGACCATACGCTGATAAAGATCCTATTGCTAGTTATACACAAACCGTGGCGGCTGGGGCTGGAACTATTACAACACCGGTTGGCGGATATAACATCGCGTTTAGCGGATCTAGCTATATAATTCCACCACTTAATTCTAATATTATATCTGATCTAGAATATTATCTATCTAGAATTGACGTTATAACAATGAGTTCGTACGGCAGTCTTTCACTAATTAAAGGTGAAGAAGCAGAACAGCCTGCTCCTGCTAGAGTAAGCGCTGATGAGTTAGTTGTAACTGAAATATTAATTCCAGGTTATCCAGCTCTAAGTCCAAAAGAAGCAGCAGACCAAGGAAAAAATCAGTGCGCAATTAGATTAATACCAAGAGGTGTTAAAAATTACACCATGCGCGACATTGAAAAGATTGAAAAAAGAATTGAAGGTTTAGAGTATTACATTAGTTTAAATCAACTTGAGCAAGAAGCTGAAAACTTATTAATCTTAGATGAAAACGGATTAACCAGATTTAAAAACGGTTACATCGTTGATCCAATGAATGATGCACTAATTGCAAATCTTAATGATCCAAATTACAAAGCAGCAATTCACTTTGATAAAAGTATTCTTACACCTGCACTAAACACATTTCCGCTAGATTTAAAATATAAATCTTCTTCAAGCGCGTCTATTTTTCCAAGCGTTGGATCTGCAGAAGTTGCTACTTTAAGCAGAAATTCGCATGTAAAATTACTTGGACAACCTTATGCTACTAATTACAGAAACTGCGTAAGCAACTTCTGGAAGTATGCTGGACAAGCTCTTATTTCGCCAGATCACGATATGGTCCCAGCGCTTACTGAGAACCCAGTTCCTGTAAACATCGATCTTACCAGCGTTTTCCAAAACTTGCAAGAAGCATTCCCATTGACTGGTGTTAAATGGTCTGGAAATGTTAAAGATGGGTCATCATCAACAGTAGGTCGCACAACTACATTCCAGCAAATAGAATCTGGTGTAAAGAAAACACTACAAGTAAACGATGGTGGCACGAATTCAATTGGTGATTTTGTTAGTAATGTTAATTTTGAACCATTCATGAGATCTAGAAACATTAATGTGTTTGTTAGTGGTTTAAGACCAGACACAAGACACTATTTCTTCTTCGATGGGGTTGATGTAAATCAGCACGTGTGGCGCGGAACAGACGTAGATCATCCAAGAAATATGCAAAAATTTGGAAAAAGAAATGCTGCTGTTACTACTGACTCAAACGGTATTCTTAGAGCAGTGTTTAAAATACCAGAAGGTACTTTCTTTGTAGGTGACAGAGTATTATCAGTTGCAGACGTCAGTACTATTGGAGATATCGAGTCAGCTGGAACTTCTACAGCAGATATTACATATCACGCTTATAATATTTCCGTAGAAAAAACTACATTATCTACAAGAATTCCAGAATTTGATGTATCAGTAAGTGCAACATCAAGAAACGTAGGAACAAGAGTAGTTGTAGCCCGAGGCGGTGACCCATTAGCACAAACATTCTTCATTAAACAAGGTATGGGCAGAGGTTCAAACTCAGTATTCATTTCTAAAATTGATCTTTTCTTTAAAAGAAAAAGTGAAATTAACGGACTTACTGTTACACTTAGAGAAGTTCTTAACGGTTATCCTTCAGGCGAAATTCTTACATTCTCTAAAATCCACTTAACACCAAATCAGGTTAATGTTTCGGATGACGCTACTGCAGCAACAACTATTGACTTTGTCGCTCCCGTAAGAATGGATGTTGAAAAAGAATACGCTGTTGTTATTATGCCAGACGCTAACGACCCGAGTTACTTACACTTTACTTCAAAAATTGGTGGTGTAGATCTTACTGCTGGACCAACACGCGGACAAGCAGTTGTTCAAGACTGGGGTGACGGTGTTCTATTCACTTCTACAAACAACAGAGCATGGAAATCTTACCAAGATGAAGATATTAAATTCAACATATATCGTCATAACTTTAATGCTTCTGTTGGTACAGTTACATTAACAAACGACGATCATGAATTCTTTACTCTCAGCGATTGGGATGGAAGATTTAGTCAAGAAGAGATTGTTTATAAGAACAACGGAACTGCATACACAGTAAGCGTAGTAATTAATACAAGTGTTGTTACTCAATCTGGAAACGATTTTGCCGCAGATTATTCTGCAGGTGATTATATTCTTATTACGTCTGGAACAAATTCTGACATATTTAGAATTGGAAGTGTTGATAGTCCAACAACAATGACATTAACAAAGCCGTGCTCATTCACCGCTGCTTCGGCTGTTGGTACTTCTATTACTGCCGGAATTGTTTCACATTATAACAAATTTAGCCGTAACGAAATGCATCTCAAGCAAAGTTCTGCAACAGCGTCTAAGAAGTTCGAAGCTGGCGATACCATTATAGGATTTACAAGTGATGTGACTGGCTCTATTGGATCTGTTAACAACATCGAATTAAGTTACATGCAACCTATAATCATGAAATCTAATGACTCAGTAACAAATACTTCAATTAACGGTTTGTTTAATAATCCTTCTAACAATTTAGATAATTATGTTTTACAACTTAAATTCGGCGACAACAACTCGTTTACAAGAAAAGGTGCTCTTGTTTATAGTAAATCGAACAACATAGTAGCGCCAAAACCTTTTGATATAAACGTAGAAATGTCGAATAAATCAAACCCAACTTCGACGCCTATTGTAGACTTACAATTAAGTTCTATTATTGCTTATCAGTTTAAATCAACAAACGTGCCAGCCACTACTTCAAAATATATTTCTAAAACTATTGAATTAGCTGAAGATTTAGATGCAGAAGATATGCATATAGTTTTAACTGGTCATAGACCAAATAAAACTGAAATCAAAGTTTATATTAGACCACAGCATGCTCAAGATAGTGCTGAGTTTAATACAATTGGTTGGATTGAATTAGAATTATTTGAAGGTATTAACACTTATTCTTCGTCTGTAAATGAAGATGATTACAGAGAATACAAGTATAGAGTTGCTGATGCTAATAAAAACGGAAGCGGAATTATACAATACACAAGTACTTCTGGTACATTTGCTAGCTACAGACAGTTTGCTATAAGAATTGACATGCTATCAGAAAGTATTAATGTTGCACCGTTTGTTAAAGACTATAGAGGAATTGCTCTAACATGATGCTGCAACGTGACATACAAACTAAAGCTATATTAAATACAGATGTGCAAGCTCTTAATAAATATAAACAGGAAAGGGCTCTTCACAGAAAAGTAGAAGCTCTAAGCAAAGAAATTGTTGAAATCCGAGAAATTTTAATTCGCGTCTGCGATAAATTAGAAAAGATAGAGAAGCGTTAAATGTCAAAACCTAGTATTCAAAACATTACAGTAACTCAGACATTTCAAAACTGGTTTGATAAAACCAACGAAATTGTTGATATTTTTCGAGATCAGGTTGTAACTGCTTCTGTTTCTGGAGACATTACTACTGGTAACGCAACTCTATTAGGTTCCTTTACAGCTAACACCGTTGTTGCCTGGAACACTCTTCAGGCAAGTAACATAACGGCAGTTACAGCAGGCAACACTATAGAATATGATTCTCCTATAAGAATTACTGGAGCCTTAAGCCCAATTGTCGCAACTTTTAAATACGCGAATGGTGGTCAAACCAGATATACGGACGGTCTTACATCGTGGGATGTTGGATTAGAAGATTCAACTAATGCTAGATTTGTTATTAACACTGGCGCTGGAAATAAAAAGCTAGCTTTAGGAACAACAGGCTTGCTTGAAGTTGGTGCAGTAAAAACAGAGTTTGATGCTGTTATTGGAACTGATTTAACTGTTAGCGGTAGAATTTACGGTGATATTACTGCAAACAATATTACAGTTACTAATGCAACAGGGAAATTATCGGGCTCTTTAATTGGAGATGTTTATGCTCCAAACGGAACTACAAAAATACTTGAAAATGGAAATGGCACAAACATTCCCGCAACACTTACTGGTAACGTAAATGGCACAGTTAGTTCTTTAACAAACCACACTACTTCTGGTTTAGCAGAAGGTACTAGACTTTACTTTACAGAGACTAGAGCAAGAAACGTGATTGCCGCTGGAACTGGTGTTACATACGCAGCATCTACTGGTACAATATCAATTGGGCAAGGTGTAGGAACTGGGTCAACTGTAACGTTTGCAGGTGTTGGCGTAAACGGAGCAATTGTTGCTACTGGAAACATTACGGCATTCGGATCTGTTTCAGATATTACCATGAAAGAAAATATTACTCCAATTGAGAATGCTTTAGATAAAGTTTCACAACTCGGCGGATATAACTTCAACTATATTGGTGATGATACCCCAATGACCGGTGTAATGGCCCAAGAACTGTTAAAAGTAATTCCGGGTGCTGTTTACGAAACCGTAGATCCAAGAACTCAAAAAACAATTTATGCAGTTCGTCATGGCAATATTATAGGTTTGCTTATTGAAGCCATTAAGGAATTGAAAGAAAAAGTAGGTAAATAAACTATGGCTATCAAATCTTCCGGAGCGATTTCAATACAAGACATCGTAAATGAATTTGGCGGAGCAGCTCCTCATTCTTTAAACGAATATTACCGCGGGGGTACACGAGTACCAAGCAGTAACTACTCACAAACTATTCCTACGTCAGGTGCTATTAGTTTGCAGAATTTTTATGGCACAATAAATGTATTTTTTCTTAATATTACGGCAAATGTGCTAGAGTTTGATGCAATTACTGCTGCTGTTAATGCTGGTTGGAATGGATCGAGTGTTTTAAGAATTGTAATTAATTCTGGCGTTTACGCATATTCTGATAACAGAAACAAAGGTGGCTTAATTATACCAACACATCCGGGAATTGTAGAAATAGAAAATTCAGGTTACATTATTGGCCGCGGCGGTAACGGTGGTGGAAACACAGCCGCTGGTCAAAATGGCGGTCCAGCATTGTCTATAGGAAACACGAATGTTTCTATAATTAACAAGTCTGGAGCTTATATTGCCGGTGGCGGTGGTGGTGGCGGTGGAGGCCGAACTACTGATGCTGCCGGTGGCGGTGGTGGTGCAGGTGGTGGTAAGGGCGGAAGATCTGACGGCGGCGATGAAACTCCTTTAGGTGGAGCACCGGGTTTTTCTGGATCTACTTCTTCTACAAG